CAATAAGATTCACTCGTTTGTCAGGCGAGTGGGTCACCAACGTCTTCCAGTGTTTGTTTGTTTGATTACAGCTGGTAAAGAACTTGGTTTTTATATACATATTAATTATTTAGATGTTAGTTTTCAAAAATTTTATTCAGCCGGGCCTGGTAAGTCCGGATTGTCTTATCACTTACTTCTAGTAACGCAAATAATGATGGGGGCCCTATGGGCAGCTTGAGAGGCACTCAAGCTAAGAGTAAAGCAACTCCGAAAATAAATTCCCCTGGTAAATCTCACCAGGGTAGCGCTGCAGGCGCGAGTACCAAACCAGACGGTCCGAAAAGTGGAGCCAAAGGTGGTGCGGGTAATAAATCCAAAGGTGGCAAGGGATGCCACCCAGTAGCTAGGGTACTTCTAGATGAATGTCACCAGCTGCGCGGCGAAGCGGATGCTCTGAGAGAGAAACTTGAAGAGTATGAGTCGGAACGCTTAGCCATGAGGGAAGAGATAATAAGGTCTCTGCAACACGCTGACAGTGGTGCAGGGGTTGGTTTTGATCTTTCAACCGTAACAGACCCAGTCACGACGACAATGTCTACATCTGTCACTAGTACTACTACAACGACTAGTGTCACTCAAGACTCTCCACCTGCTACAGCCGATCCTGATTCGACGGCGGAAGAACCTAAGTCCAACGGTTCCACCGCCGAGTTGATCGAAGAGGAATTAAGACTGCGCAGGCTTAAGAGGGAGCTATTAGGTGACACCAACAAGTACGGTGATGGACCTTTATCAAGTCCTGGTGGACCTTTGTTCACTCCAGGCAAAGGAGGCGGTGGCGGCGGCACTATTTTTATGCTGGCTAACCGAACCTTAATGAACAACCCAAAGATAATGATCTGCCAAATCCCGAAAACGGATTACAGGTTCGTTGTCCCTCCTAACCTCGCCGATTACGGTGGCTTGGCGGAGCGGTTCGTTTCTTGGTGGCGTGATGAGGATTATCCGCTACTGAGGGATGTTTGGTATGTTGGTATTGTGGTGTCCCGTGATTTGGTAGCGGATACTAGGCCTTTCGAAGATGCTGATGAAGTGTTTAGAGATGGCTATGTTTACACCATTCAACCAGCCATTCAGTATACCTTACATGATGGTTCTGAGTTTGTCTCAGTCACTTCCAAATGGCCAGGTCCTTGGCTCGAACAATTTACTTTGGGTAGATGGTTTCCTCCATCCCCAAACGATTTTATCTCCCAACCACCACATTTACGGTTCCCTCTCGAGACGGTCCCTGTTCCTGATGGCTTAATTGCTGACGGTTCAGCGTCATATCGAGACGTGTTGGCGGATTTTATGATCGGCGAGTGTGCTGTGAAAATGCAGCAGTATATTGTTTCGGGTTATGCCCTTCAGAATTTTTATCAGAGAAGGACCCTGTTAACTCCAAGTCTTGACAAGTCTTTGACTGTCAAGCGTATGGTGAGAATGTACTCCGAAGATCCTCTAGTCAATTCTTATCTTGATGTCAAGTTCGCTAACGGGCGTAGCGTTCAAACTGACACTATAAACTTCCTCATGACGTTGGCTCTGGGGGAGCTTGATGCGCCTATTCAATCTTTTTAAAAAGCTCAGGACAACGGTTGTTTGCCTTCGGGTACCGTGTTGGTCAAGTCAAAGGACTTCCCGCATTTGATTGTGGAAAGAACTTTCTCACACTCAAGACTTTTCCGCACAATCAAAGTTATCCCCCTTTATCTACAAATTTGGGGATTTGGTACCACGGAGCCACACCTCCTCGGCCCTGTCCTGGGCATTTACTCTCTAGCCTTTGTGGTGTTGGCAAGAGAGCTGCTGTAAAAACTCCAACACCCAATAGAGCCTTGCTGCGAGGCCTCAAAAGATTCACAGACCTATGGCTTAGGAGAAATCTTAAGCCTTTAACTATTGACGAGGTATATACTTTTGAGGACTGGTTGAAAAGTACCAGCTATGGTGAAAAACGGAAGATTGAACTGAATGAGCTTTTTTCCGAGAACTCTCGTCCCTCTCTTCGCCAGATCCGGAGAGTCAAATGTTTTATTAAGGACGAGCCTTATACTGCTTTTAAGTACCCTCGTGGTATTTACTCGCGATCAGATCTGGCAAAATGTCTATTTGGACCGATAGTTGCGTCTATTAGTGACAAAGTGTTTGCACTTAAGTGGTTTATAAAGAAAATCCCTG